AGAAATGTATTATAGTATTGAAAATAACACTCTGGGTGAAGCCGCATTGTATGCTGTTGACGATTTGGGTGAAGAAAATATACCTGGAACATTTTTAACAGAACCTAGAAAACGTGGAAATAGTGTAAAAGTAAGACGTGGATTTACAACTACACATAAAACTAAAATAGCCGCATGTTCCAAATTAAAACATTGGATTGAAACAGAAAAATTACAAGTAGCAAGTAAGAACTTGTTACATGAACTTAAAACATTTATTGCTCGTGGTAATACATATGCAGCAAAAGATGGTGAAACAGACGATTTGGTAATGTCATTAGTACTAATTACCAGAATGGCTCAAGAGATTACAAAGTATGAACCAACTGCATTTGATTATTTAGATGCATCTGACGATGATGACTATGACGAGCCAATGCCAATGAGCTTTTTATAAGCCTTCAGGCATAAATACAAGTAAGGAGAAGCTACATATGAATAATACTTCATTAAGTAACGAAATTTTTGATATCCTAAAAGGATCAAACTTCCATGTTGCACTATACCAGATGGATGGCAACGCAACGACAGACGCTAATAATGCGACTCGTTTTTACATGGATGCTGATGATCTTATGATTAGTTTAAGATACGAAGATACTCGTGTAGAAGTTATCGTACAAGCCGGCGCAGGATTTGACGTAGTTAAGCACAAGGAATTAATCTCGGTGCTTAAAGATGTAGCTCATAAACATTTAGGTGAATTTACAGTGAAACGATTTGACAAAAAACTAACCCCAAAAGATTTCTCACATCAGAGTGTGACAGAAGCAAAAAAGACATTTGGTAAAGCATATGGTAGTATCAAAACTAGCTATTTGCCAATTGGCGAATCAAAGCTAATTATTAAACACACAAAAGCAGTGAATGAAGAAGTTCGCGGTAGCCGTAGCAGACACATTCATAGCTTATTCATTGAAAATTCACAAGGCGAGAAATTTAAATTTCCGCACAAGTATATGGCAGGTGCTAAGGCAATGACAAAGCACGTGAGCATGGGAGGTACTCCGTACGACACAATAGGTGAATCAATCCTAAATATGTGCGAGGAGATCTCAAGCCTTAACAAATTTTTAAAACATGTTAAGGTAAAAGGTCTAGTAAACGAAGATAATACAGATATTGTTGAAACAGTGACACAACAACTTCGTTCACATAAAGATCAGATCAATAATCTATCTACCAACAAAGGTTATAACAGCTTTGAAGTTCAAGAGGACGTAGACGATATTGACGAAGAAACGAACATCACTGACAAATTTTTAAAGAATACATTTACAGAAGATTTTGATACAGTACTAAGCAAGGTAGCTCGTATCATAACTGTAAAGGAAAACAAAATTAGCTTAGAGCGTGAGACGCTGTCAGCATTTATGAAAATGTTTCAAGACAAAGTTGATTTTGGTATCAAATTTGATGAGAATGATCCAGAGCACCCAAATAATGAAGACCCGAAGAAATATTCAGGTGGACAGGGTGCTCTGGCAAAACTAAGCCAAATGCTTAACTTCTTATCAATGAGATCGAAAAATGATGCCGCTGCTAATTACATGGCAAAACTAAGTGAGATGATTTGGAAAATGGAACCAAAGCATCAGAAGTTGGTTGCGCAAATGGTTGGCTATTTACAAAAAACAGCCAATAAAGCACCGGCAATGGCAGAGGATGCTCTAAAAATTGACGAAGATATTATCTTCGGCATACGTAAAAAAATATCATAATTTTTACAAAAAAGTGTTGACAGTCAGCACTATAAATCATATACTGAAGAGGCTAATAAGACAATAGTAATCAATAGGTTACACAACACAAAACTAACATAGGCTAATATAGGAGAAAAACTATGGCATCACTAGCAGAAATCAGAGCAAAATTGCTCGAACAAGAAAATCGTTCTAGCGGCAACCGCGGAACACAAGGTGGCGGAGATAACGCTATCTTTGCACATTGGAACATTCAAGAAGGTTCAAGTGCAACACTACGTTTCCTACCAGATTCAGATGAAGGCAATCCGTTCTTTTGGAAAGAACGTCAAATGATTCGTATGCCTTTTTCTGGGGTAAAGGGCGGCGACGAAAACAAGCCTGTAACTGTGCAGGTTCCATGTGTAGAAATGTGGAACGAAACATGTCCAGTACATGCTGAAATCCGTCCATGGTTTAAAGATACAACTATGGAAGACATGGCTCGTAAGTATTGGAAAAAGCGTAGCTATATTTTCCAAGGTCTAGTTGTACAAACAGACATGGATGAAGAAAACAAACCAGAGAATCCAATTCGTAGGTTTGTTATGTCCCCACAAATTTATAAAATTATTAGTTCAGCTCTTATGGATCCTGAGTTTCAGGAAATTCCTACAGATTTTGAAGCTGGTACTGACTTTAAGATTGTTAAATCTAGTAAAGGTCAATATGCAGACTATTCAACATCTAATTGGGCTCGTAGAGAACGTTCTCTTAATCAAGAAGAGCGTGATGCAGTAACAACAAATGGGCTGTATAACTTAAACGACTTCCTTCCTAAGAAACCAGGAGCAGAAGAACTAAATGCTATCTTTGAAATGTTCGAAGCTAGTGTTGATGGACAACTTTATGATCCGGAACGCTTTGCAGACTTTTATCGTCCATACGGTGTAGATGCACCAAGTGGAGGAGCTCGTCCTGCACCAGCACCACAGCCAGCACCTGCTCCAGTAGCAGAAGCGGCTCCAGCACCACAGCCAGCACCTGCTCCAGTAGCAGAAGCGGCTCCTGCTCCTGCTCCAGCAGAACCAGTAGCGGCTGAAGCTGGTGGCGAAGCACCAAGCGCACAAGATATCTTGGCCGCTATTCGCAATCGTAAGTAAAATAATTAACGGAGGCGGCAATAGTCGCCTCCTATATTAATAATATTGGAGACGTAATATGGCAAAACCATTTGACGTGAGCAAGTTTCGCAAAAGCATTACTAAATCTGTGCCGGGACTTAGCACTGGATTTCGAGATCCAGACACGTGGATTAGCACAGGTAATTATACACTCAACAAACTAATTAGTGGAGACTTTCATAAAGGTTTTCCTCTAGGTAAAGTATCAGTATTAGCCGGAGAATCAGGCGCTGGTAAAAGTTTTATTGCGAGTGGAAATGTAGTACGTATGGCGCAAGAGCAAGGTATCTTTGTAGTACTAATTGACTCAGAGAATGCTCTTGATGAAAAATGGCTACACGCATTAGATGTAGACACATCAGAGGATAAGTTACTTAAACTTAATGTTGCAATGATTGATGATGTTGCAAAAGTTATTAGTGACTTTATGCGAGATTATAAAGCAGAGTATGCTGATAAAGAATCTGAAGAACGACCTAAGGTACTATTTGTTCTTGATTCGTTAGGCATGATGCTTACTCCTACTGATGTTGACCAGTTTGCAAAAGGTGATATGAAAGGCGACTTGGGTCGTAAACCCAAAGCTCTAACTGCACTTGTTCGTAACTGTGTAAACATGTTTGGAGATTATAACGTAGGCATGGTATGTACTAACCACACGTATGCATCGCAGGATATGTTTGATCCAGATGATAAGATCTCAGGTGGACAAGGCTTTATCTATGCATCAAGTATTGTGATTGCAATGCGTAAACTAAAACTAAAAGTAGACGCAGACGGAAACAAAACAAGCGATGTACATGGTATTAGAGCGGCATGTAAGGTTATGAAAACACGTTACAGTAAACCGTTTGAAAGTGTACAAGTGGAAATTCCATATGAAACTGGTATGAGTCCCTATAGTGGACTTGTTGACTTTTTTGAGGGCAAAGGTGCTCTAAAGAAATCAGGAAACAGTTTGGAGTATACTAGTCCAGTAACTGGAGAAGTTATTAAGATGTTCCGTAAGCCTTGGAATTTAAACAAGGACGGCGCACTGGATCTTATTATGACTGAATGGGATATGCAACCAGAAGCCATACAAGACGCTTCTGGCGAAGAGCAAGTAGTAGAAGTGGAGCAACTAGAAAATGAACTTGAGTGACGGTGACTTTGAATTTATTTTCAATTTGTACGATAATGGCATGGCGCTCATTACACAAATTGGTGATAGAAAATCATATGCAGAATCAACTATTAATTCATTAGCTGATTATGGATTTGATGTAAAGAATCACATTGGAGAAATATCTGAGCATTGTGAATATTTAAGCGAGGCGTTGGATTCTTTTATGGAACTGGAAGAAGAAGATGAAGATGTTTTTGAAGAATATGAAGAAGATGACGAGGATGATTGGTATTAATGAGTAAATGGTATCGTAAAGTTACAACAAACATGAGTGAGATTGTTGAGGCAATCTCACACTTTGAACGTGAGATTGATTCAGCTAGACTAGAATGTGGCATGAAAGGCAATCTTGAAAGACAAAGTAGAGACATGCCTGGAGTTGTAGAACATCGATTTAACCAGTTACAAGAGGTAGAAGCCATATTGGAATATTTGAATACAGAAATGCGCAAATTACGTAGTAAGACATTTAGAAAGTATCTTGAAAGCTACAACCGGCAATTAAGTAGTAGAGATGCAGAAAAGTTTGTTGATGGGGAGGAAGATGTTGTGTCTCTTCAATATCTCATCAACGACTTTAGTCTTATACGTAATAAATTTATGGGTGTCATTAAAGCACTTGAGGCAAAACAGTTTCAGATCAACAATATTGTTAAACTTCGTGCCGCAGGATTAGAAGATATTTCTTTATAAAAATTAAAAAAAATTACAAGTTATTGAAAAGGCAGGATTTTATCTTGCCTTTTTTTGTTGACAACCAAGACGTCTTACTATATATTATAAGAGTAAGTTAAAAAAACAGGAGTTACTAATGCAACAGCAAATCGAAACACTAATTGGTAAAATTAAAGCAGACTACATTAAATTCGCTACAGCAGGCGGACGTGGTAATCCTGAGCCAGGTAGTTATTTTGCAAAAACCATTGCTAACTTCGAAGATAATATGGAAGTAAAGTACGGTAAGAAGTACATTAAAATTATTAAAGAGAATAGTGTATGGGGGTTTATTGTTAACACTGATAACGATAAGGTATTCAAAAAAGGCGACATACTTAAAGCCGCTGGTTGGAATGCACCTGCTCGAAATGCCGCACGTGGCAACGTGTTTGAAAACTACAGTGTAGCGTGGACTGGTCCTCATTACTTGAAATAAGGAGTATCTAAATGGATATTGTTGAAAAAGCTAGAGTTTTTGCTACTGCGGCACACGCCGCGGTAGGACAAAAAAGAAAGTACAGTGGAGATGATTACATTGTACACCCTGCTCGTGTTGCTGACATGGTCACTGAAGTTGGCGGTTCTCCGCAGATGATTGCGGCGGCATGGTTGCACGATGTTATTGAAGATACCGCAGTAACCGGTCCTCAAATCCTTGACGAATTCGGTCCTGTTGTGTTTAAGTTTGTTCTTGAACTTACTGATACAAGTAAGCCAGAAGATGGAAATCGTGCAACTCGTAAGGCAATCGATGCTCGTCGGTTGAGCTTTGCAAGTCCAGAAGCACAGGAAATTAAATTGGCTGATTTGATTGACAACAGCGAGGATATAGTGCAGAATGATCCTAGTTTTGCTAGAGTTTTCCTTCGGGAAAAAGCACAACTTCTGGAAGTAATGACAAGAGCAACTGATTCTCCGTTGTGGGATCAAGCTCAGGAAATGGTAAAGGAACCAGCCTAATGGCCACTAAAGTAAAAGCAACTTATGAACTTGTTGATGTAGTATCAGCGGCAATCATCGTCTATGAAGACCAAGGTTTTGTACGTAGTGGTGCAGGACATACTGAATATGATGATGACGGAAATATTGTCAAAGAAATTAAAGACAATAAGACAGCGGTAAAGGCTCGTCTTAATTCCAGTGAGCCGTTTAATCCAGAAACAATCAAATCAGCCACTGATTTGATTGATACATTTAACAGTAAAATGATGCTTAAAAAAATGGCTGGCAGTGTAAGTAGCTTTGATGAAAATATCATTAAATGCTTTCGTGATGAGAATGTCTCAGAAAACTTTCTTATTAGTATTATTGCCAGCCTACCTCATAGTTTGACAGTTGACAAACAACGTGAGAAAATTGGCGATAAAATGGCTCAGCTAAAACATAGTAGTAACTATTTTGGTAACAAAGGAGAACGCTACAAGTTATCTGTAGAAGTTTTGGATGTAAAATATATCCAGACGAGTAGTGTTTATATGATTACTACTGTATATGCAGGTCGTGATGTAATTAAGTTTTGGTGGAGAGATCAACCCGACATCAGTGATATTATTAAAGATAAAACTATCAATATTGTGGGTACAGTTAACAAACATGAAAATAGTAAGTACACTGGTTGCAAAGAAACAATGCTCAATAGAGTAAAATTTAATGCTGGACCCTAACTTTGAGCATGCTATATTATCAGTTAATAAAGCTCATAAATTAGCAGGAATAGACCACGAAGTATATAAAAAGTATAATTTTGCATTAGATCAAATGCTGACTTACTTTTATATAAATGGTTGCAATCAGGGCTTTATTAACTGCGATATAACATTTTTCATTCAAAATAAAATAAACTGGAGACAAATTTACACAGATAAGTTTGTCAAGTGTGACGCTTCTGATCCTGGATGTGTGGGCATAATACACGGACAAGGATATAAAGATCAATATTTTGACTATAGTCTTGTGTGTCTGGAATATCAACATCTTGATACATTTGACCAGATGAGAAATATAATTAATCGTCATCCTATAAACGTGTACAAACTAAAGCCCCCTACAATGATGTACCTGGCAGGTATGGTTAAATGGCAAAACGATCCCAAAAAATTTAATGAATGCTTTTATAAATTTAAAAAAACTTTAAACTTTTTTGAAAAATTATCTTAAGTGTTTGATTTCGTTAAATAAAAATGTTCGCTTTTTAGTTGACAAGTAAGACGTCTTACTGTAGAGTGTATAAGTAAGTTAGAAAATTAGGAGATAAAGATGACTGCAATGAAGTTTCAAAAAGTTCGTAAAAATAAAAAAGCCGAAAAAATTGCAGAAGTTGTCAACGATGCGGTTGATAACCCAAATGAAACAGATGAACAAATCATTGAGCGTATGCGTGAACGGTTTGAGATTCTAGACGATATGACACAAGCATCAATTGACGGTGTTGTGCGTGGTATGGTTGTAACTGGACCTCCAGGTGTTGGTAAGTCGTTTGGTGTAGAAGCAGTTCTTGAAAAGAACAGTTTATTTGACAAGCTAGCAGGTAACAAGCTACGATTTGAGGTTATTAAAGGTGCCAGCTCTGCAATTGGTTTGTATAAAGTACTATACCAGAATGCAGACCGTAACAATGTGCTTGTACTAGATGATTGTGATACTGTGTTGTATGATGAGACATCACTTAACTTGCTCAAAGCGGCACTTGACTCTAGCAAGAAGCGTAAACTGAGCTGGAACACAGACAGTGCATTGCTACGCCGAGAAGGTATTCCAGATACATTTGAGTTTAAAGGTAGTGTAATTTTTATTACTAACCTCAAGTTTGACAAAGTACGTGGTAAGATTAAAGATCACTTGGATGCTATTATGTCACGTTGTCATTATCTCGACCTTACAATGGATACTACACGTGAAAAAGTTTTACGTTGTAAGCAAATTGTGCAAGATGGTATGCTTAACGAATATCAGTTTACACAAGATGAGCAAGATGAAGTGATGAACTTCATGATAGATAACAAAGACAAGATGCGTGAAATTAGTTTGCGTATGGTTACTAAACTTGCAGATCTTAAAAAGTCAATGGCAAGCAAGTGGAAGCGAACTGCTGAAGTTACGTGCATGCGCCGTGTATAAATAATTACATGGAATTTTTAATAAAAGCGATACTTGGCGGCATAATTGTCGCCAGTGTTGTCTCTGCCGCACAAAAAGGAAATCCTACTATAGGTGCTCTTATTCTGGGTGTACCATTAGGTAGTATTATTAGTGTAATCTTTATGCATTATGGCGGAGTACAACCTCAAGTCTTTAGTCAGTTGGCTAAAGAAACAATATTATTCGTAGCAGTAAGTTTGATATTCTTTCCTATATTTGCATATATGATAATGCATTATAGTTTTTGGGTCAGCCTGTCCACTAGCATTGCCGTCTGTATGACATGCTTATATATTTTACTTCTCTATCTAAAGTAAGTGACTACGCTTTTGTAGGTACACTTCCTCCAATAGTATGAAGTCCATGCTCTCTATCTAAATACTTGTACTCTACCTTTACTGGATCCCAAACCGCAATATGTTCTAAAACATCATCAGGATTAAAAGGACCACAAGTATATACGTCAAGTTGAATAAGAGCAGGATCTGGTTCATTCCATACATGACATGCCATATGAGATGTCTCAATAACACAAACACACGTAGGACCCATATTGCCTTCTATTGTAGTAATATCAGCACTTATAGGACCAGCTAAAAGTTTCATACCAATTTTGCTAACTAAGCCTTCCATCCATTCTCGCAATTCACTTTCATTTGGTGGTGATTTTGCTTCTATACGAAGAATGATATGCTTATGAACAATTTTAGTCATTAAGTTCTTCCTTGATTACACAAATAGGATTTACTATTTGATACTACTATTTATTTAGGTAACGCTTGACATTTAACTGAAAGACATTATAATAATAATATGAACTGTACAATTATCCTTAAAGACGAAGTTAACTGTAAGATTGAAGGCTTAGATCTTAACACTAGAAAAAAGTGTGAGAAAGAGCTTAAATTTTTCATGCCTTATGCCTATCACGTACCAGCATATAAGCTAGGTAGATGGGATGGATGTGTGAGCTTTTTTACAGTTGGCGGAGTAACATATACTAATTTGCTTGATAGAATTTTGCCCATAGTAATGGACAATGGATACCAAATACAAATTGATGATAGGCGATCACAACATCAAACCTTCTCTTTTGAAAAGGTAGATGAGACCACATTTCAACATAAAAACTGGCCCAAAGGTCATCCAGTAGAAGGTGAGCCAGTAACGTTACGTGACTACCAAATTGACATTGTTAACAAGTTTTTAGAAACTCCGCAATGTTTGCAAGAAATTGCAACAGGTGCTGGTAAAACATTAATTACAGCGGCACTAAGTTACAATGTAGAGCAATATGGTAGATCAATAGTAATTGTTCCTAACAAAGATCTAGTTAGACAAACATATGATGATTATGTTAATCTAGGTTTAGACGTTGGAGTATACTATGGGGATAAAAAAGAATTAGGAAAAACACATACAATCTGCACATGGCAAAGTCTTAATAGTATTAAGAAAAGGTATCGCGAAGGCGATAGTGAATTAAGCCTACAAGACTTTGCTGAAGATGTTGTATGTGTTATGGTTGACGAAGTACACCAAGCTAAGGCTGACGTATTGAAAGAAATGCTAACAAAAGAGTTTGCACACATTCCTTTACGTTGGGGGTTGACTGGAACCATTCCTAAAGAAGATCATTCAAAAACAAGCCTACAGGCATGTCTGGGAGAAGTAGTTAACAAGTTAGCCGCTAGTGAACTACAAGACATGGGCGTGTTAAGTAATTGTCATGTTAACATTGTACAGCTCAAAGAGGTTAGTGAATATAGCAATTACCAGAGTGAATTGTCGTATTTAACAACTGACCAAAATCGTATGGATTATATAAGTGAAATGATTTTGCGTTTGAGTCAAAGTGGAAATACACTTGTATTAGTTGATAGGATTAAGGCAGGAGAATTATTGCAGAGTAATATTCCTGATAGTAAATTTGTAAAAGGTGCCATGAAGAGTACCGATAGAAAAGACGCATATGACGAAATTAATGAAACTAATAACAATATCACGATTGCAACATACGGTGTTGCGGCTGTTGGTATTAATATACCTCGTATATTTAATCTTGTACTTTTGGAGCCTGGCAAGTCTTTTGTCAGAGTGATCCAAAGTATTGGTCGAGGAGTAAGAAAGGCAGCTGACAAGGACCATGTAGAAATATGGGACATTGCCAGTACTGCAAAATACAGTAAGAAGCATCTAACAGAAAGAAAAAAATTCTACAAAGATGCTAATTATCCGTTCACATTAGAGAAAGTAGATTGGTTATGAAAATTTTAACTTTAGAAAATGTGGCATACGAACTAGATGACATTCCAGAGCAGGTAGAAGATCTTCGTTTTTCAATATTAGATTATAGTAATCCAAAATTTGTTGACTATTATTTTATTCCTCTTATTTTTATGGAGAGTTTTTATAGTCCAGCCGCAGTATTACAAATTGGAGAAAATCAAATTAGGATACCCTTAGATTGGAGTATGGTTATTTGTGATCCAATGGTAGGTGATCCAGAAGTAGTAAGTTTAATGAGTTTAAACGATAGAGGATTTAATGCATTTACAATTAATCCCCTCACTGGTTATCTTCCACAATATCTTGACGTTAGTATTGTAAACGTGTATACTGATGTTAAATGGTATGCACCAAAACTAAAATTTGGACATTTTTTATGTGTGCCATTAAATGATGATCCTGAACCCCCATGTGCCTTGTTTATTAAAGAATCAAATAAGGTACCTGAAGTACTTAATATTGGAGAGCTTTGGTAGTGTATTGGGCATGGTACAAGAAATTAAGGAAACAAGGATATCCTTGGTGGAATTGTCTGATGTGGGCTCGATATAATAATAAGCATTACGATATAGATGGAAATTATAAATGACTAAACTGACCATCAAAGAAGAAATGCGGGCTATTGATACTAAAAATAGATCTTGGTATGATAGTTTGACTGATGATGAAAAGAAAAAACTAAGTCCTTGGGTATTGATGAGATACACAAGCAATGTAAAGCATGACATTTCTGACTTTGAAGAACATTATTTAGAATGGACAAATGAACTAGTAAATGTTCATTTCAATACATTACGACATCACAGCGAATTGCAATTTAAATTAATGCAAACTGTTGGACTAGGAAAAATAATGTTCCATCCTTGGATTGCTCCAGGCAAAAAAGGTGGAGACAGTACTAAAGCACATCAAACTTTGGGAGAGATTTACAAGCATCTTAATGGTGATGAAATTGACATCCTTGTAAATCAACATAGTAAAGAAGAATTGACAGATTTGCTAGAGCAATATGGATATAAACCTGCAGACATTAAAAAGATATTAAAATGACGTTTAAGTGTGAATACTGTAAAAAAGTATTTAAAAAAGAAAGCACAATTGCTGTACATATGTGCGAGCAAAAACGTAGATATATGAATAAAGATGACAAAGATGTACGCATTGCACTTAGTATATATCAGCTATTTTATAGAATAGGAACCAATAGCAAAAAAGAAAAAACATTTGATGACTTTGCATCTAGTCAATATTACAATGCATTTGTAAAATTTGCTGGTTATTGTATAGATTTAAAAATAGATGATATCAAAGACTTTGCAACTTATTTAATACGCAACCAAATAAAGATAGATCGTTGGGCTAGTGATACAACACTTACCAAATATATTAAGCAACGACTCAAAGAAGAGACTGTTGATAGAGCTGTAGAACGTACTATTATGTTTATGGAACAATGGGCAACAGAAAATAATACATCGTATAACAATTATTTTACAGAAGTAAATCCAAACTTAGCAGTGTTCCATGTATGCAGTGGTAAAGTCTCTCCTTGGGTAATTTATGGAACACGTAAAAGTGAACATTTACTAAACAAGATGAATAATGAACAGCTTGACATGATCAGTGACTTTATTGATCCAGAATATTGGAACATCAGAACAAAACGTAAAGTGCAAGATTTTACGTGGGTACAAGATATTTTATCAGAGGCAGAACTATGATTACTACTACCGATATTGATATTGACGTTGCCAATCGAGACAGGATTTTGCGATTACTTCGTAATACTCCTGCTATGATTGAAGGTGTTAAGAAAAATAAAAAGCATAATACTGGTGTATATTTTCATAAAATACCAGATGATCCTATTACAGGATTAGCTACAATTGATTATAAGCAAGCTGAAGATATGGGGTATTTTAAATTAGATATTCTAAATGTTTCTCTTTACGAAAAAATTAATTCACAAGCACAGTTAGATTATTTAATGCAACAAGAAACTGATTGGGCGATGCTAGAAGATCCTAATATTGTTAAAAAATGTTTTCACATACATAGGCATTTTAATATTGTAAACAAATTAAAACCAGATAGTTTGCCAAAATTAGCGGCAGTGTTGGGCTTGATACGTCCAGCCAAAAAGCATCTTGTACAATCTGATTGGAATATTATTTTAAATGAAGTTTGGATAAAGCCTGAGGATTCAACAGAAGGGTACTTCTTTAAAAAAGCACATGCGTATGCATATGCTCAGGCAATTATGTTACAATTGAATATGATTAAAGAAGGAATTTTATGAACGTTTTTTAGTAACTAAATTAATACTTCGTCGTTTAATTCTTTTTGTTATACTATTACTTAGTTTTACTTCTGGTCCTGCAATAATTTCCATCTGCTTAACTACAAAACTCTGAACACAGTCTTGAAAATTCCATCTATGCAGTAGCGAAATATTAATAGGCAACATTCGATTTGTTTCCCACCACCATTCCTCACCTAATTTTAAAAACTCACGCTTTCTATCCACTTCTTGTAATCTGTCATAGACATACATACTAGCAACCTGAACATCTACGTTCTGGATGATTCCTAAGTATTCATTGTTTCCGTAACTGATTAATGTCAAGAACGGATATTCTTCAAGTAAGTCTTGGTATTTTTGTAACATCGTAACTATTTAGTACCTACATTTTTGTCTTTTCTGATAAATACCAGAAAGGAATTATACATGAACTATTCTACATCATACAGCATTGATCAAACTGGAGACCTTTATTTACTAGGACAACACAGTGTAGCAACTGGACAGGCAAAGTATGGCGGCAATAGAGGAACAACAATTAATGCTCCACTAAATTATCGTAAACTTAGACTGTTCGTAGGACTAGATAATGAGCTTTATTTTTATGTAAAAAATCAGGATCGTAAACCTGTATTATTACATAATATGGAATTACATGCTTCTCTTGTTAATCGAGAAAATGGCGGAGTAATTCTTAAGCAAAAGCTAGCACTATTAGATCCAACACAAGGATTATGCCGTATGACAGTCCGTGCTAATAATATTTATGGTGAACACGGAAGCGTTTGTGACTTAGTTTTAACCTATACAAATGATAGAGGATTAGAGCTTCCACTATATTCAGACCTAAATATGCGACCAAACCTAACAGTGGAAATAACGGATGATGCACAACCGGTGCCATTAGCAACACAGGTTGATGACACGTGTCATGAAATTGACGATATTTGTTATGGTAGTATTATGTATGGGCCAACTTATTATGGCAAGAAAAATGGACTAGTTACATTTGGCATTTATGCTACAGATTATACTGGTAAATTTTGGTTAGAAGGTTCAACAAGTAACCAACCAGCGAGCGGCGATTGGTTTGAAATTGAGCTAGGTGTACAGAATTTTTATCATAGCTTTTTAAATTTTACAGGAATTGAACCATTTGTGTTTCAAAGTAACATACAGTGGTTCCGTCCAAAATGGGAAAAAACCGGTAACGGAACGATTGACAAAACTGTAATCCGCCTGTAATATAATGGTATGTCGCTTATTATTGATTACATCAAGACACTAGTGCCTGCTGGATGGAGTTCTAACCCTAGTGGTTGGACATCTGGTAATTGTCCTATGTGTATACATAATGGAGAAAGCCGCCCTGACAGCAAACGCAGAGGTGGTTTTCGTTTTGAGTCAGATGAAAAATTTCAGTACAATTGTTTTAATTGCGGATTTACTACTGGATGGACAACTGGAAAAACCCTAAGCTATCGTCTCAAAAAACTGATGATGCAGTTAGGCGCAGAAGAAAGTGACATACAAAGATTGCAACTAGAACTCATGCAACAGGATGAGCTAGCACAGGTTTTATTAAAAAAACAAAATAGAACTCGTCCAGTAGTAATAGACTGGCCAGAGATAGAGTTACCAGAAGGAACAATTCCTTTTATGGAATATCCAGAGCCAGACAGTGATTGGATTAGTGCGGCAGAATATTTACATCAACGTGGATTTAATATAGAAGATCCTAGACTAATGTATACTCCTGTCAAACAACCAGCTAGGATGTCAAAGCGTTTTGTAATTCCATTTACTCATAAAGAAACTGTTGTTGGATATACTGCTAGATGGGTTGGAACTCCTCCAGAAGGAATGCCCAAATATTATAATAAACAGCCTCCTAAAAACTTTGTTTATGGTATGGATAGACAAACAAGTGATAAAGATATTGTTATTGTAACTGAAGGTATTTTGGATGCAATTGTTACTGATGGCGTAGCGATAGGCAGTAATAATATTAATGAAGATCAAGCTAACATAATTGATAGTTTGCAGAAGACAGTAGTATTGCTACCTGATGCTGACAAAGCAGGATACAGGGCTGTGAATACTGCTCTAGAAAGAGGATGGAGTGTCAGTTTTCCTGATTGGGATGGATGCAAAGATGCCGCTGATGCACAGGTTAAGTACGGACAATTGTTTACTGTTAGGACTATCTTAGATAGTGCAGTGAATAATAGTACTAAAGTAAAAGTATTAGCACAAAGGTATTGTAAATGAAAGTTTTAATTATAGGAACAAGTCACTCTGAAGCATCTTGTCGTCGACACAAGGACGACAAAAATGTAGAGCGCATGATGCAAGGAAGGTATCATGATTATTTTAAAACTGAATTAGGATGGGATACTACTGTTATTGCACAGGGCGGTGTTACACCACAGGCTCAGCTGTGGGCTGTTACGGCGTATTTGGCAGACCATCCTAATGAAACTTGGGACCTGTGTTTATTTGAAGGTCGTAATGTAGAAGCAACAGTTACTATACCTAGTACGTTGAATCCAGATCAACCTGCACCAACAGAGTGGAAAGACATATATCATAGATTTGTAGATAAAGATGATTACGAAAATGAATTTGAGACACCTTTTTATTGCCTAACAACTGATACTGAAAAGATGTGGAAAAGCGGACCTTTCTATAGATTTTCATCTTGGGCAAATGAATATGTATTAACCTATAACCAAATGTTAGATTTCTTTGGATGTAATCGAGCCATAATTAGTATGGTAGAACAGCGTTGTCCTATAGTTAAATTTTGGATTTATAGTCATCCTCTTGAACTATTATTTGGAGACCCCCGTTATAATCCTGAATATAAGTATGTACACGATTATGGAGAACAAATTTTAGGTGATTACTGGTTGCTTGACAATCCATGGTCTAATGTAAATGTACCAAACAATATGCGATGTGCTTGTAATCATGCAAACGAAGAAGGCCACAAATGGTTATGGGATAATGTAATTAAACCCGCTACATTAAAACTGATAGACAAATAATGTTTTTTGTAGTATATTAAAAGAAAATGGAAAAATGAATGGCTGAAGATTATACTCTTGAATTACAGAAACTTTTTATTGAGTTCCTTGCACAAGATCAAGATCTATTTGTGCGAGTTAATAATATTATTGACAGTGAATATTTTGACAGAACGTTACGTAAAGGTGTAGAGTTTATCCGAACTCATGCCGAACAATATGGAGCTCTCCCTGATTCAATGCAAATTGAAGCAACAACTGGTTTAAAACTAGAAGGCATGGGAGATAAGGTTGATGACAGACATAAAAAGTGGTTTGTAGATGAGTTTGAGAAATTTTGTAGACACAAAGCACTTGAAGGCGCAATCCTAAAAAGTACAGACTTGCTTGAAAAAGGTGAATTTGGTGCTGTTGAAAAGATGGTTAAAGATGCAGTACAGCTAGGATTGGCGAAGCATTTAGGAACAAACTATTGGGAGAGCCCAGCTGAACGTATTGAACGAGTGCGTAATCAGCGAGGAGGTACAAGTACAGGTTGGCAAGCTATTGATCAGAAATTGTATGGTGGATTTAACCGAGGAGAACTAAACATATTTGCGGCGGCATCAGGTGGTGGTAAAAGTTTATTTTTACAAAACTTGGCACTCAACTGGAGTATAAGTGGACACAATGTTGTTTATGTAAGTTTAGAGCTTAGTGAAGAATTATGTAGTATGCGTTTAGACAGTATGATTACAGGAATGAATACAAAGGATGTATTTAAGAATGTAGATGATGTTGATTTAAAAGTGCGTATGCAAGGTAAAACTGCAGGCAGTTTACAAATTGTACAACTTCCAAATGGCATTACAGTAAATGATCTGAACAGCTATATTAAAGAATATGAAGTAAAAAATGATATTAAAATTGATGCATTAGTAGTAGATTATTTGGATCTTATGATGCCAGCACAACGTAAAGTACCGCCAAGTGATTTGTTTATTAAAGATAAATTTGTAAGTGAAGAATTACGTAACTTTGCTACTGAACACGACTTGCTATTTGCGACAGCATCACAGTTGAACCGTGCCGCTGTAGAAGAAATTGAATTTGATCACAGCCATATTAGTGGGGGACTTAGTAAAATCCAAACAGCAGATAATGTGATTGGTATCTTTACTAGTCAAGCAATGCGTGAGCGTGGACGTTATCAGGTGCAATTTATGAAAACACGTAGTAGTAGTGGAGTTGGAAGTAAAGTTGATCTGGCTTTTGATATTTCAGGTTTAAGAATTACTGATTTAGAGGATGATGAGGATGCAACACCAACTAACCAAACTAGTGCAATTTATGATAAATTAACTAGAAAAAATGAAGTAACAGATAAAGTTAATCTTAGTGAAAATGCTATTGTTGAAAAGGCTATTGATAGAACAGACAAGCTACGTAGTATTATCAGAAAACAGGACTAATATCGCTATTTCTGCTAAATACACTAAAGGGGATTGTTATGAAGAAACAAACTAAAAGCCTTCTAGAAGAAATCAATAGCATTTCGCCAAGTGGCGACAAGAGCTTCCTTCTGGAGAGTAGAGGAAAGAATGCTATTAATAGTATTATTAATCTATTAGAAACTATTGAAAAAGATTTCGGTAGTGAGGCGGCGGCTGACTTCAATAAAAGAATAATCCTTAGTATCAAAAACAAAGACGATATTAGATTCGTCCGTGGTATTCAAAATCTGAGGAAAAACGGTTGAAAATAAAAGATATTATAGTTGGTAAAAAGCGTAGGAAGCATCGTAATTCACGTATGCACCGCATTACCCAAAATGATCTGTTTACTCCAGATGCTTCTCACCTAGGAGAAGATAATAAAGGACGTGAATATAATCATTTAGAAGATTATGTTTACTTTTATGGCACTGATGGTGCAATGAAGGCGGCAGACATACTAGATGGCTTTTCTAAAGACAGTGGTGATGTAGCCATTAAATGGGACGGCAACCCAACAGTATATTATGGTAGAGAACCAGACGGTACATTTGTACTAGTAGGAAAAAATGGTTGGGGAAAACGAAAAAGTACTAGTAGTGAAGATCTAAAAGACTTTATTTTAAACACTGGTAAAGGCGAAGAATGGAGAGCAGAATTTGCTAACAGTATGGCAGTTATGTTCGAAACAGTAAAAAAAGACTTCCCACAGGACTTCCAGGGTTATGTTTACGGTGATTTATTATACCATCCAGGAAAGCCATTTGAAACAACAGATGGTAGTATTGTGTTTACTCCAAACAAAGTAACATATACAGTTGATGCTTCAAGTGACATCGGAAAAAAAATTGCAACTAGTAAAATTGGTGTAACATTACACACAGTTTATCCAGAGTTTGGAAGTAAGCAAAGTTCTCCTATTAAAGATGTTAGCCAGTTTGGCAGTAATGATGTATTTGTAATTGGACAAACATACGTAACACATCAACCTAAAGTTGATACAAAAATTACAGATACTATTCGATCTGTAGCAAGCAAAAATAAATCTCATATTGATGGATTTTTGGCACCAGTTAAAGGATTATCTGACTTAGATAAAATCATATATACGTTTGTTAATCAATTAACAAAAGCTAAAAATTTAAAAGACATTAATACAAAAGGATTTTTTAATTGGCTTGCAAATAGTAAAGTAAGTAATAATAAACAAGCAAAAATTGCATCAATGAACGATGAAAATCCTAATTCATTAGCAGCAATTTTTGAATTAGTAAATACAATTATGGCAGCAAAAAATGATGTTATTGATCAACTAGATGATGCTCCGTCAGATATCATTGCAACAACAGCAGGTGAGCGAGGCGGAGAAGGTTATGTTGCACAAAACAGTAAAACTAAACTAGTGCCAAGACATAGATGGACACCAAATTAATGAGTGATAAAAAATACACACTACAGCAATACGCCGCTATACAAGGCGGACATTTGATGGAAGAAGAGTCTAAAAGTCTTGAATTTATGCAAGGCTTGGGCGAAGCACGTATGTTTAGAAGTCGCGAACAAATTAGTAGAGAAGGTGCTCGAAGCCTAACAGACCATTTATTCGTAAGTTTACTAAGTCTTTATGCGATGAGCAATGATTATAATTATGCTCCTGTTGCTAAAGAATATGCACGTAGAACTATGACACGTGGAAACTTTAATTCACCAAGTCCTGGTGGAACTGATTTGTATCAAACTGCCTATAGTGCAATGCATCCTGAACTACTGACCAAAGAAAAAGATGCAATGCTTATGGGCAAAGTAAATGTAGATCAAATAAGAATTAAAAGATTTTTAAATCAAGTAAAAACAGGAAATGTTGATTCTGGACAAGCAAAAGCATTCTTTTATAAATTAGAACGTGATTTAAAAATACAAGATCCAAAGTTAAGAGCCGCAAGACGATTAACACAGGATTGGGACACTCTAACCACTCAACAACGTCAGCTTGTTGGAACACAGCTACAACGTTATTTTCGCACAAGTGCAAGGCGTAGTGATTTATATCCTATGTTTAGCGAGTTTGCAAAAGATAACAATTTAGTAGTAACCGATAAACAAAAAAGTAGCATTAAAGGTGCAATTATTGCCACCGCCGCCGGTGCTGCCGCAGGGTACGCTTTAGGAAAAAGTGTGAAGCTATAATGTTAAACAACTCATTTGTTGTTTATACCCTCATAGATGTGACTGAAAGCAAACATACAACTGCTAAAGGCACAAGCATGAAGTATAAACAATATCAAAACTATAATTCTTTCTTACAAGCATTAAGTTTGAGAACTCAATTGTTTTCGCTTAATGTCACTTCTAATGAAAATTGTGAATTGACTGATTATAAATTTGGATCTGATTATAAAAATGAAAACGTATGGAAATTAATGTTTGAAATAGAGACCCCAGACGTTTGGAAAAAAGAAAACGATACTTTACATCATGCTCATTTAGATTTGCATGGTGTACCTGTATACTCTGGCTTGAATGAAAGTATATTATTTCAGAATGTTATTGATTGTTTAAGTAATTCTACTCGTAATACCTATGTGGAAAAAATAGATATCACATAAATACACTTAGTACACGAGTACGATATACGAAAATCAGCTCATTATGGGACGATGCTAAAGATTGTGAGAACAAAATATGGCAATACAACAGTCAAGACTTGAGCGTGAAAATCTCGAGGCACATGTAGACTTATGTGCAGAGAGGTATCGCGTTTTGGAAGAGAAATTAAACAGATTAGAGAATAAAGTGGATAACTTGTCTAATACCATTAGTGTGATGGCAGAAAAACAGGTAACAGATAAAGCATCGAGCAATAAGCTAGTTATTGGTGCGGCTGGTACTGTTATTGCCGGACTATTAAGTACGGTAGTATTGCTATTACTAAATTTACAGACAGTAACTCCAATGATGGGGCAATAATAAATGCTTTTAAATGAATCATATAATACAGTAGTTAGTGAAGCTAAAGTGGTTTTTGCTCGTAGAGGAAAAACAGTAACTAAAAAATTTCGCTGTACTGTTGGTAAGCGCAAAGGACGAGTGGTTGCAAATCCACAACAATGTGCTGCACCGATTGATTTAAAAAAGCGTTTTGTACTAAAACGTACAAAAGCCTCTAAAGGATCTCGAATGCTTAAAAAAGCACAGAGAACAAAAAGAACAAATAGTGCAAGTAAAATTGCAGCAAGGTTAAACAGGGCAAGAAGATGAAAATATCAAACAGCAGTATCATTGATACAATTATAGAATATGCAAACGTAAAGTTTGGTGTAGACTTGGACTCAAAAGATGTAAGTAAGCAACTTACTGATCTTAGCTTTGCACAGACGTTAAAAATAGTAAATGCAGTTAAGGACGAAGACGATAAAATGTTCACAGATTTAATTGACATAAGCTCAGTATCAGAAGGTTGGGAACAATTGCCTGATATGCCAGAAAAATATGTAGAGCGTAATGGTCTTGAAGGCCCTATTATGACACGAAGTGGCAAAGTAGTTTATTACGATCCAAAAGAAGGCAAGTATTACGATCCAGATACTGACATGTATATGTCGTATGATGAATGGAGAGGTTATGATCAGCCATCAAAAACAGATGAAGCATACGGAACAACTGGCACTTCACAGCCAAGTAGAGCAACTGTTAGATCATCTACTGGCGCAGTTCAAAACAGACGTGCGTTAATTGGCGCACAGGATGAAAAAAGAGATGCTACAGGAGCTCAACGTTCAGTAGCAGGCGCAAATAAAGCGGCAACAGGACAAGGCGCAAGTAGAATGCCAAGTAATCCTGATCCAGATGATGTTCAACGTGGACAAAATGCACAAGCAGCAGGGCAAGCACAAAATATGGCATCTCAGAATGCCGCAGAGATTGCACGTTTAAAGAAATTGAGTGGGCTTGGATAATGAGAATGATAGAGACACCTGGCGGTGATACATTAATGTTAAGTAATTTAGAACATAAAGTATATGAATGTGCAATGCATGAAGAGGTATGTAAAGATGACCTTTCTCCTAGAGATGCATATATTGCCCAACAGCTAGTGAGTCGCGGCGCATTTCAAAAACGTATTGTTGAGAAAAAAACATATTATTCAAAAGTCAAGGGGAGCCTATAATGTCACAAGATTCAAAAGAAATGCAAGATATTCTACAAAAATTACAGGATGCTCACCAAGCACCTGAAAAATTTAAAAAAGCTAATCCTGGCAGTCGTACTGGTAGACCTGAAGTAGATGAGATGTATAACATCTTATCTAAATTAGAAGAAGCAACCACGACAGCGGCTAGCAATCTTGTGATTAAAGAAGATAAAATAAAAACTTTAAAACCAATCAACGAAGAAGCACATGTGAGTATTCAGGATTTTAAAGTAGTAGTAGACAATAGTACATTACATGGGTTTAAAAAGACATACTATACTGTAATGGAAGGTGATGAACAACTATATGAAGGGTTAGCATTATTTGAGTCTGCAATGGGTATTGTAAAAGAATTATTAAAAGATGATTGCAATGATGCAAAAATTGATAAAATTACCCAACTAGACGAAAGATATGCAAATCAATTAAATGAGGCGGCAATATACAAACGCAAAATGAAACAGGTTACTGAAAGTTTTAAACAAGATGTTTATAGTGCAAAACATGGCACTGCTATTAGTAAGATGCGTTCTCTTAAAGCCAACATTAAAAAAATCATTTAATTTAAAAAAAAGATAAATACAATATAACACAATTAGCGAGGTTTATAAACAATGAATTTAGAACAATTACAAGAGAACAGACTTGCAAAACTACAGAGAAATCTTAGTGAAGTCTTCGGTTCAGACTTTAATTTTTCAGTTTCTCCATCGAAATTAGAAGCAATTAAAGTAGCAACAGCAAACCGTCTTGCATCACTTAAAGAAAGTGGACAGGGCGTAGAAAACAAAATATTCCAAAAACTTCTTCTTATTCAAGAAGGTTTAAGCATGGTTGAGCCAGTAGTTGAAACAGAAGAACTAATGGAACAAGATTTAGACACAGCAGAAGTTCTACTAGCAGCAAAACAAATGGCTGACGATCTGCAAAAGATGGCAGAGAATCTTGCAAGTATGCAAGTTGAAGATCTAATGAGCATTCATAATGCAATGAAAGATCAAGTAGGTACAGCAGAAGCAGATGCATTTAACCAATCAGCAGAAGCAGCATTACAAGGTGCATTAGACGCAATTAAGTCTGCAAATGACGAATTAAACAATGCAGTACTAGTAGCACAAGGCGAAGCACCAGCACAAGACATGGATATGGATATGGAACCAGAAGCACCAATGGGTGATATGGATGATGTATCTGACGTAGATCCAGACGCAATGACAGATGAACCAGCTGATGATTTCGGCGGAGCAGATGCAGCAGATATGGACTCAGACGGCGAAGGTCGTGAAATGAAAGAAGATACATATCTAACAGCAATGCGTATGGTAAAAGAGGCACAAAGTGAAGGTAAAGTTAGCGCAGATATCCTAAAAAAGGCATTTGCACAACTAAAAAAATAAAATGAGATTATCGGAAATTATCTCTATACTTGCTGAAAACGAAATAGAAAGTCAAATAATCGATTTTTTGACTATTATGGACGCTGAGCAAATTGATAGTATTCCGTTAGATACTTTGGTAAAAGGTTTACAAAACCAAGGAATCGATGTACACGCAGATGTTTTATTTGATATTTTAGACAACCTCGCTATAGTCAAAAATATTAAAGACAACATCGTTTACTTTAACAGTACAAGTGACGACTCAATGGCTGGGCAAGAACATAACCCAGAAAAAGACAAAAAAACAGTTAGCAAATTAGCTAATAAAAAAATTGATAAAGAGTTAAACAAATGACAGTAGGATTAAACGCCGCCCAATCAAGAGCCAAGAGCCAACAGGATATGATAGTATATGATGAATGCACTGCTATCATGAAGGCGATTATTACTGCGTCAGGACAAGGTCATTATGAAGCAATTGTAAATGACAATACTACAATGACAGCAAGTACTCCTATTGGATCGAAAATAGGTACAGTAAACAATCCAGTAATTAATCCGGGTGATGTATTAATACTAAACAATAGTACAATTACACTAGGAGCAAGTGGCACTAATTTAAATGCTATTATCGCAGATATTAATGATGCCGCTGTTCCAGGTGTAACTGCAAGAAAAGATAACAATTACATAGTACTTGACTTTGAAGTATCAGCCGCCACAGCTTGGCAATATGAAATTAACCAAGGCTCAACAGCATCATTACTGTTAGGATTAACTGAAGGAATGTATACAGTAAGTAATCCTCCTAGCGTATCGTATTTTAATTCATGGCAAGGTGTATCAACATCAAGAGCCCACGAAACACAAATGGCGCAAGTTGAAAAATACTTCACCAATTTAGGTTATAAAGTAACCAGAACAACTAATACTCTTACCCAAACAACATTTGTTTGGAATATATTCTGGTAAACATATGAAAATTGCAATAGTTGGCTGTAGCTTTAGTGCTTATAGACAAAAACACGTTGAAAAAAACCATTGGAGTTTTCAACTTTCACAACGATTTCCACAACATCAATATTATAATTATGCCTTAGGTGGTAGAGGCATAGACCATGCACAATGGTCTTTACTGGATGCCTTTGAGCGTGGTGTTGACACTGTCTTCTTCAGCACAACTTACCTACATCGTGTACAATATCTTATTGGAGACGATAATCATTGTTTCGATACTGAACAAGTTTCTGATAATTATACTTTAATGGATTTAAACTCTAAGCATATATGGTCCAGCAATCCTCCAGTAGTAAAAATGCATCCTCCGCATCCATCCAGCGACACACTATTAAACCAATCTGTGCCATTAGTAGTTGAACAAGCAACAAGTGAGCATCGTTATGATTATATAAAAAAGTTTTACCAAAATGTAGAAAAGATGTATAATTTTGAAAACTTTTTTCTATTAAAATTCCATAAAGGTTCAGAAGCAGAACGTTATCTAGGTAATGATAATGTATGGAATAAAATGGCTGATGATCTTAAACAGGCAGACTATGGCGGTTCATACTTTTGGAAAAAAGGATATGTTATTGGTCAAGATGATGATCATTGGACTTTAAAAGGTAACAAATGGGTACTAGAAAATTACATTTTAACACCTAAAGTTATTGACAAACTGTCGCAGTAGTATATACTGAGTACATGGTTAATATTACAAATCCTTACAACTATATTGAACTCAAGCGAAAGAGTGTAGACGGTGCCCGTCTATACACTAATCCATATGGTGATCCAGTACCCAGCGTTACTACCATCCTTAGCGCAACAAAACCAGCCGAAGCTAGAGCTGCCTTGGCACAATGGAAAAAGCGAGTAGGTACAGAAGAAGCACAGCGTATTACAACAGAAGCCGCTAATGTGGGAACTGTTATGCATGCTATTCTTGAATCCTATGTTAAAAATGAAGAATATAGTGGTGATGGTCTTTTACAGGCCAAGGTGATGGCTGAACAAGTCATTAAAAATATTGACGATAACTTAGATGAGGTTTGGGGTGCAGAGGTTAATCTCTGTGCCGCAAACCTCTATGCTGGTACTACAGACTTGGTAGGTGTGTGGAAAGGCAAACCAACAATTATGGATTTTAAACAAACCAATAAGCCTAAAAAGAGATCTTGGATCGACGACTATTTTTTACAAGGAGCGGCCTACGGCATTGCGCACAATGAAATGTTTGGAACAGAAATACAAAACATTGCAATTTTTATGTGTAGTAGGGCAGGAGAGTTTCAGCTATTTGAGGTTGAAGCAGATGAGTTTAAAGAATGGGAGAAAAAATGGGCAATGCGTGTAGCTGAATTTTATAAATTGGCATAAATACACTTACGGAGATAAAGCAATGACAGTAATTACAAGTAAGCAACAACAGAGAATTGGAAACTTAGCTGACCTTCCAGTAGGTCCATTAAATGGACTATTGCCAGGAGAGTTTGGTTATGCTACCAACGCAAAGCGTCTTTTCATTGGTAACTTACCATTAGAGTTGTCCTGTGATGGGGTAATAGCAGATTTCACATTTAATGTAGATCTAAACAGCATGTACCAAGGTGGCTATAAACTATATCACACAGCATCGGGATCAGAAACAGAGGTTGACATTACTAGTTCTATTAATGTG